AGCATATAATGTTAATATATTTATATTTATGAAATGTTATGAAAGGGGTTTGAATGACATTACCACAATACAGAGAAAAGTTAGGCAGTTACCACGAATCAGCAAGTAATGGTAATATGCCTAAAGACCAAATGGCATTGAAGTTATATTGCCGTTCACAGCTTAAAGTTTCTTTTCCAGATGCAGCACGAATGATGTCTGGTAGAATAGTTCAATTAGGCGTAGACCACCACAAAGGTTTAATAGATTTTAGTCCAATACAACAACAACAAGAGGGTGTTGAGATAAATGAAGCAATAAGACACGCATTGACAGATTATCAACTATACAAACCTCGCACCTTTGATGACGGCAAAGACAAGGAGGAGCTAGAAAACTTCCAAGAATACATACCAGATATGATAAAGGTAGCCGTTGAGGGATTGAATGAATATTTCCAGAATGTCAACACTATTGATGGAGAGTATGGCAAAGAATACAAAGAGCCAAGAATAGATGTTCCTATATTATTATATCAGGATTATTCAGGTGGTGGTAAGCAGATAGACTTAAAATGTCATTTACCATTACGAAATCCATTAAAGAAAGATGGCACAAGAACCTGGAGAGTTCCTAAACCAAAGACAGAGCCATCAGATAATTGGGTTAAGCAACAGGCAGTTTATTGGAAAGCAACAGGACAAAAACCAGCTTTACTTTCTGTTACTGCATCAGATTATAACATCATAGATGAAACGAATTGTGAGTTATTACAGGAAGATAACCTTGAAATAGCTTATAATGAAATGGTAAAATCTTGGGAAGTTACCCAGAATTTACTGAAAGCAAGTAATGGTTCATGGAAAACTTTATGTAGTCTTATTCAACCAGACATGAATGAGATAGCTAGGTTACATGGACCAGAGTTTGTTCAAATCGCAAAACAACTTTGGGAGTATTAAATGACAGAACTATATAAACTTTACAGAAATGATGCTGATACAACTAGCATTGAAGCAGTTGAAAGCATTGATGTGTCAAAAATGGAGAAAATTGTCTATGAAGTCATAGATAGTTACGGACAATCTGGGTGCATACAGGATGATGTATTAAAAAAGCTACCTCAATTTAGATATTCATCCATTACTGCTCGTTTTAAGGCACTAGAGGAGAAGAACTTGATTGTTAGGTGTAACACCACCAAAAAAGGTGATTCAGGTCGTAGTCAGCGTTATATGATGTCTAAAAGATATTACGATTTAGAGGATTTAACAGAAGAAGAAAAATTACAGGGATTATTAGGGGTATAAAATGGATTATAATGAAAGAGAGCAGAGGTTAGACCTATTGCAAATGAAATTAGACAAGATAAAAGAAGAATTAAAGTCTATTCAGAAAGAAAAGCAAACTCTTTTGGAGAGTTTAAATCATTGTAACATTTTGTTAGAAAAGTTTACAGGAGAGAGCAATGACTAACCTAAACAAAACTATGGATGCAGTAGCAGAGCTGCACAAATCGCATGGTGTAAGACAAAAAGGTGGTAAACTTTATACACAGGTTGTCCACAGGATGGAAGCCTTTAGGAAACATCATGGCACAGACTTTGGTGTAGATACATCTATACTTGTCAATGATGGACAAAAGGTTGTAGTCAAGGCAATCATTACAGACAAAGATGGTCGTACAATCGGTAGTGGTATGGCTGAAGAAATACGAGGGCAAGGACTAGTCAACACAACATCTGCTCTGGAAAATGCAGAGACTTCTGCGATAGGGCGAGCCTTGAGTTCACTAGCTCTCAGTGGTGGGGAATACGCATCTGCAAACGAAATGGATGCAGTGGTACGCAAGACTGATGCCATTAAAGAGACACCTCAAAAAGAGGTAAAGAATGAGGTGGTGGAGCAAACCCCTGTAGATAACACTCCACCATCTCAACCAAATGCACAGATTAACCCTTTAGACGCAGTTCAAAGATACGAGCAAATGATTACTCGTATAAAACAAGCTCGATTTACTGAAAACAGGGAAGCAGGTCAGTTAAGATTATTACAAGATAGATTTCAGAGAGACTATGAAAGTGAAATAATGAAACTACCAAAAGAAATTCAACAAAAAATATTAAAATTATTTACGGATGCCGAAAATCAATTAAAATCACAAATAAGGAGATAAAATGGCTAATCAATATAAGAAAGTATTTACCTGTAAGTTATTTAAAAACGAAAGGGTTATTTCTAACAGAACACATAGCAACAGTAATTGGGTTCCTATGGTAAACAAAGAACAAGCGGATATTGTTTTAAAGGCAGGAAAAAAATATTCAGCAAGTTTGTTTGAAAATGATTCAGGGGGGTTTGATTTTTCTTTATCTGAAATAATAAACACATACGAAGGCGAGATGGATTCTATTTCCGCAGCAGTATCACAACCAGGCATGAAATCCATAGCTGAAGTTATGGAATCAAATCAAGTTGAAGAAAAGAAAGAAGAAGAAAAGAAATTAGATGGGGATGATATTCCTTTTTAAGACTTCTTTTTAGATTTCTTTTTAACTTTTTTAACAGGGGTAGACTTTAATGGTCTACCTTTTTTCTTTCCATAAGGCATAGATTTATCCTTTTTTAATTTGTTTTTTAATAATCGTAAAATATTTACAAGACGATAATAACACGCAATTAAAAATTTTTTAATTATTGTTGTAATCATGTTGATATATTCCTCATTCTTTTACATAATCTTTCAGCACGGTTAGTTACTTGTTTATACCATTTGGAATCTTCCATTTGAAATGCTGCTTCTTGCCACTCAAGATTATTAACTGCTCTTTTCATCTTATGAAAGCGAGATAATCTTGGTCTACCCATGTTGAACATCATGTTAGCTATAATTAATTGTGCTTCTTCTGGCAAAGTATAAAAATCGTCATATAACAAAGTACATTCATCTAAAGTTATATTTAAATCTTGTTCAAATAGTTCATTTACTCTTTCATCATCTATATGTGTGCCAACTTCTAAATCATATTCTGGGTCTGTTTCTTTTATCAAATGACCCACGCCTAGCGTCTTTAGGGAAAGATGATCTAAATAAATCTCATTCTTGTAGCCCTCATCAGCTTTAATTTCTTCTTTTAGTCTTTCTATATCCATTTGTTTTTCCTCTCTTTCCCATAAGTAATGCACAATGTTTCATATAAAAATAATTGCCAATTTTATTAAAGAACTTTGACAAACTCAAATAAAAACTAATCATTTTGTTATCTTCTTATACTTTTCAAAAGTACGAAGTCCGCCTAATCCAAGCATACCCATAAGTACAGTCATTAAAGAACCCATATCAAAAACTGGTAACTCTGGTATTTGTATTTTTAAATATGCACACACAAATATAGTTACAGGTGCAAGGACAAAGTGCCAACATAAAGCAATGCCGCATGTCCAGCCGATAAAAGGTCTCCACCCAGCAACAAATATAGACTTATGTTGTGCTTCTGCTTTGTTAATTTCAATCTGACCTTTAGCTAATTCTTGTGCGTGTTTTTCTGCCATAGTAGCCAGGTCATGTGCCAATTTATTCTTGACATCTTTGTCCTCAATAAACTTTCCAACAAGTTTACTTACTGGACCTATTAGTGCTGTTAGCATTGTTATCTCCTTTATGTTCATGACCCATCCATATTCCAAATACTCCAGTCATTACTCCCATAACAACTGAAACAAAAGCTGATTGACTTGCGGTTGGGTCTGTTAAATTCATAAACCATTCAGCACATCTCCAAGACATTATCGTACTTGCTAACATCATGAAGCGTGGTAGAATTTTCCACTTTAAAAATGTATCTACATTCATCTTAAAATCTCATTTAATCCAAAAACCTCTAGTAACATAAAAGTAAGAAACAATAACAACACACCACCTGCTATAAGTTTACCAGAAAAGTTTGTTGAACCTATGCGTATAGCCACAAATTCATTGCCAAGTATTCGCAGTATAAGTTCAAAACTATTTTCTCCTACCTTTAAATCAATAGGTTTTTTCTTATCATCTGTCATTAATATAACCTCATAGTTTCATTTACATTAACCAATTTACAGAAACAATCATAGTTTTTTTCATCTTTACCAATTTTAATTGATTGATTGTCAAGGTAATTTTTAAAATAATCACAATTATTTACATTAGCAAAATGCGTTTGCCCTGCTGGAACACCAGCCAAATAACACATTAAAAGAAAAGCTGGTTTCATTTTACACTCTGCCTTAAACTATCTAAAACATCATCAATAGTTGGTTCTTTTGAATTTGGATTGTGCAAGCATTTAAATTGACGAGGACAACCAATAAAAGTATCAGTAAATTCCAATTCATAAGTTTTATTTGCTCCTTGATAAATACAAGCTAACTTGCCTTTGTAAGTTTTTTGATACTTTAATCTGCAAGTTACATACACTTTTTTGTTTTTCCTGTATTGTTTTTGTTGCCAGGACCACTTTGGTTGACCTTTGTATTTGTATTCTTTTCCGCCAGAATTAAGTGTGGTTGGATATAACATAAGTAAAAATGCAATAACATAACTACCAACCATATTTATTTTTTAATAATAACAAAATAAAAACAATAAAACCTATTACAGTTACACATAATATTATTATGCCTATAGCACTTAATATTTGTTCTTTAAATTGTTGCCTTTCATAAATTTGCTTTTGTCTATCTTTTCTTATTTTGCCCTCCATTTGAAGCAACTCATTATATGAATTTGGTCCAAATGTAAAATTTAAAAATGTTTTTAGTTCTTGTCTTTGTTGTTCAAGTTTCTTTTTTGCAGCGTATGCTTCTAATGCTTGTTGCTCTATAGAACTTGCATACATAAGTTTTTTAAATAAAGGTGGGTTTTTAGCTTGTTTTTCAGCGTTGTCAACATCAGATACAGCACCCATCCAACGACCAATATCGCCAGTCATACTTTCTAAATCACGACCTAACTGAAATCCAGCTTTAATTGTTTCAAATGCTTTGGTGGCAATTCCTACTGCTGCTGTAATTGTTAATGGGTCCATTTAAGTATTCTTTCATCTCACTAATAAACCTATTAAAAGAATAATTGCAGTACCAGAAGTGCCAATCATTATGTGTTCTATTCTTTTAATGCGTAGTATTGTCTCTTTCCATCTTTCAGCACATACAGCTTCATGTGTATCAACTTGTGCTTTCAATTCTGTAACAGTTAATTTAGGCATATACTCTAATAAAGCTCCCAGCATAACAGTTATGCTAAATCTCCTGTTATCATCACACAATATTCAGCATAATCTAATGTTCCACCCTCATGCCCACCAGACATAGTAATTGCACCTGCTGTTTGAGATGTGTTATGTTTTGAACCATAGTTATTAGTGTTTTGTCCTGTGTTTTGTTCTACACCTGTTGTAAAACAATAATATACATTATTCATGTCGTTATTAAATGTAATGGTGTAATCCCCTGTACCATTATCTGTCATGCTTGTTAAATTATATGAATCAACTGCTGCTGCACCTGAAGCATCTCCTTCAAAATGAACCCAAACCTTTATCAATCCCTGTTGGAGATTAGTCGTAGCAGTTCCTTCACCAATTATAGAAACTATACCAGTAGAAGCCATTGTTGCTTTAGTTGATCCAGCTATATCTAACTTAATTGTATCATTTGTTGCTAAATTAATGCCAGAATCTTGATCTCCACTAGCATTTAATAATTTGTCTACTTTTAATTCACTTGCCATTATGCTAAATCTCCAAATGTTGTGCCATTGCTGTTAGATAAGTCAGCGTTAGTTCTATTTGTACTGCTGTCAACATAGTAAGTTTCACATTTTACAGAACTTGTAGCATAACTTGCAGTGTTATCCTGTGGCTCGTGATGTAAGGCAGATGAAGTTCCACTAGGTATTTGAGCTGCTGTGCCTTGAAAGCAGTAATTTATATTGCTCATGTTTGTGCTAAAATTATAAGTGTAAATCCCTGAACCACCGTCTGTTATACTCCCAACATTTAACGAATCTAAAGCCGCAGGTGTAGAAGCATCACTATCTAAATTTATCCACATTTTAGCTAATCCTTGTTGTAAGTTCGTAGCATTTGAACCACCCTCTCCTGTAACACTAATGCTGCCTGTTGCTGTAACTCCAGTTAATGTGTCTACTTTTAATATACTAGCCATTATGCTAAATCTCCATGAACTGATGACCCCATTGCATGGTCTTGATATGCAACAGAGGTATTTGTTGTACCATGAGCAAATTGTGCAGTTGTTGTTGCGTTTGTTGAGGATAAAATAAGATTAAGACCACCACTTTCTTGTTGTATTGTAAGAGATATATAAAAATTTACGGAAGCCATTGAATTAGTAAAATTTACATCTACTTGACCTGTTGCTCTGTCATCTATTGAACTGCAATTTAAAGAATCTAATAAACTTGTGCCATCACCACTTGTTCGTGTCCAACATTTAGCCAAACCTTGTTGGAGATTGGTTGTCGTTGAGTTTCCCTCACCTGTAACTGATATACTGCCTGATGTGGTTACACCTGTAATTTTATCTACATTTAATTGACTTGTCATACAATGCTCCAATACCCACTAACAGTAACAGTAGCAGTTGTTGCAATGGTAACAGGACCAGCAGACATACCATTATTAGCTGCATCAATAGTAAAACTGGAAACTATTTGATTTTCATTTAATCTTACTACAGACTCATAAGTAGCTTGATCTCCAGATTTGCCAATGTAATTTAACTCACTCATGTCTTACTCCTATGCGTAAGGACTTGTTCCTAAATTAGTTGAATCCCAAGCTGCTTTAAGTTTAGCAATAGTGTCTGCATCTGATATTGCCTTTGCAGCAGGTGCATCTCTTAATGCTTTTTTCTTCGTTTTAATTGTAGATTGAGCAGATGTATCATCATCTTCTAATGCTTTCATAAACAAAGTATCTTGTTCTTCAAGCAAATCTTTTCTTACTTCCCTTATTTTATCTTTAAATATAACTTTAGCTGCTGTTATATCTTCGGTTATTGTTGATCCAGATAAACTCCAAGCATTTCTAAAATGTCTATCAGATGGAACTGTTGCTTTAGAAGCATCTACACTATTGCCATCTTTATCCACTATCATTGTTTTCGCCATATCTAACTCCTTATGCTACTTTTTGGCTTTTGTTAATATTCTCATCAATTTTCCAAGCATTTCTCCAAACTCTTGTACTTGGAAGTTGATCCTTTCTACAGATAACCAATCTAGGTCTATTGGCTTTTTCGTAATTTCTCCACACTCTCTGTGGTATATCCTTCATAATTAAATATTCTATTGCCTGTTCTTCTGTCATTGCTTCAATAGGTTTAGTATTGTGTAACAAGTAACCTCTTGTATGTTTTTTAAAATCTGGTTTTGCTTCATCTTCTGCTAACGCCCAGTAGACTTCAACTGGTGGTAGTATGCCACCTTGTAACGCACAAGCCATCCAATTAGGATCAGGCACAGTTATTTTTGCACATTCGTCTGGTGCATCTGGGTCCTCCCATACAACACGATATTCTGATTGCACACCTTCTAGCTTTTCTTTCGCCCAAAGTAACCTATCCCATAAATGTGTACCTTGAAACTCTGGTGTTTTTATCATGTAATCTCCATGATACTTAATGTTCCTGAAAGTTTATCTGCTACCGAACAATCTATCTTTAATACATCTGTTGTCTCTAATATTACCTTGCCACCTGTTAAAAGTTCTAATGAAGAACCTACTGGAATAGGTACATCCTTTGCTAAAAAAGCTGTTCCATTTGTAGCACCTCTGCCACCACCTGATGTGTCTGATTCCAATTCAACCTCTGCTGTAACTTGAGCAGTATGAATGTTTGTAAGAACAAGACCTATGATAACAGTCGTTGTGCTACTTGGTGTAGTATAAACTGTATATGGTGTACCTGCACTATTTGGCTCGGCTGCAAATGTTACCACTTTAAATGTATTAGCCATTACTTTCTCCTATCTTCTTTATACACTAACCCAAAGCGATTGCAAGAGCAACTGGGTCCTCTAAAGTACACGCTATTGTTACTGTATCTGTAGAACTGCCTGTAGTCGTAATATTTGCACCAGCAGCTATTGTTAATGTATTTCCATTTGTTATTGTTTGACTAGAACCACTAGACCCTGCAACAGTAAAACTTGTCATTTCCCCAGAGCCATCTGCACCTGATTGAACAAATTGCACTCCAACACCATCTGAATTAGAAAACGTACCGTTTGAAATCACATGAGTTACAGCTACTTTAGTATATCCACTAGCATCTGTAACAGCACCACTTACTTTAAACGTAGCATAAGTTGATGGAGTGCCTTCTTTTGTAACTGTTATAAATCCACGACTAGCGTCATTAGTTACATCATCCCATGATTGAACAAAGCCAGAAATATCAACCCCAGCATCATCAGCATCATCTACATAAAGAACAGAAACACTTGACACAGTTGCATTGTTAAACGCAATCTTTCCAGAACCAGGATCAGCGTCAGAAGTTGAATTACTCCAAGTCATTGCTAAACCAGCCACGCCAGAAGCTCCAGTAGAACCTGTTGATCCAGTATCGCCTTTATCACCAGTTCTGGTAAAATGTACTGATAGTTCATCTGCTGCACTAAAAGTATTATTAGAAGCTAAATGAGTTACAGCTAGTTTGTTATAACCACTTGCATCTGTAGCAGCTCCAGTTATAGAAAACCTAGCATAAGTAGATGAATCATTTATATCTACTATATGTAAAAAACCTTTAACACTAGAGGTGCTATCATCCCATGCTATTGTGTCAGCTTGTGTTGTTACACCATTTGCATCAGCATCATCTATATATATAGCTGTTACACTCGCATAAGTTCCATTATTAAAAG